AACCAGTGCCGAAGATCGAGAGGATAGACGAATGAAAGAAACAATGCTTTATGTTTGCGAAATCTGCGGAGAAAGTTACGCCAACAAGAAAGAAGCCGAAAATTGCGAAGCGGCGCACATCAAGCCAAAGAGACTAACGAAAACCATGAAATTCCACCCGTATAAGTGTGGGAGAGATCCGATCCTTACAGGATATAAAGTATCCCAGTACCCAGATTGGATAGACATCGAGATGCAGGATGGGAAAACAGTTAGATACAAGCGCTGAGGAGGATAGGCTGATTATCAAAAACATGCTGGCAGTGATAGGCGGAATGACAGTGTCATCAATCATCGTGATGGCAGTCATCATTTTCAAAAAATAGATGTGGGGAAGAACTGTGGAAAAGACAGGGAAAGCGAAGAGAGAGCTGCAGATCATCCGCGACATGGAACGGAGAGAGCAGGAAAAGCGGCGGGGAATCGTCCGGAAAGGCCGATACGTATGGATTCCGACGCTGCATTGCTCCAGCGGGGCGAGGTTTGGCTACTGGACGAAAATTTACGACGAGGAGAAAGACAAGTGAACAAAGTGATTTTGATGGGCCGCCTGACGCGGGATCCGGATATCAGGTACACACAGGGACAGGATTCCATGTGCATAGCGAGGTACACTCTTGCGGTGGACAGGCACAAATCAAAGGATGCGAAGGGGCAGCAGGCGGATTTTATCAGCTGTGTTGCATTCGGTAAGTGCGGCGAGTTTTTGCAGAAATACTGCAGCAAAGGTACGAAGCTGACAGTAGCCGGAAGAATCCAGACAGGATCTTATACAAGGCAGGACGGACAGAAGGTATATACGACTGTCGTGGTAACAGACGAGCACGAGTTCGCGGAAAGCAAAAATTGCGCCAGCGCAAATGAATTATCAGGAAGAACCGCAGGGCAGCAGGCCGAAGGCGGAGATACATATGACTCCGGGTTTGAGGACATTCCGGAAGGATTCAGCGATAACCTGCCTTTTACATGATCAGTACAATGCGAGGATAAGCGGATGATAGAAATTATGCTGCAGAATATACGGAAGCTGCGAAAAGAAGTCAGGGATCTGCAGGAGCAGATTGCCGTACTGGAAGATAAAGCAATGCCGGGAGGATTGAAAACAAAAGATGTGCAGGTACAGACATCCGGAAAGGCAGATCCGATGGCAGATGCTATTGTTCTATACGTGGATGAACAGGCGAAGCTGCAGCAGAAGATTCGAACCCTCAGCCTTGAGATTAATATTGCGGAGTACTGTATTGCGGAAATAGAGGATCCGGAAGAGCGCAGGGTGATGTGGCTGTACTATGTAGCTGGAGATAAACCATTAAGCATGAACGATGTTGCGAGAAAAATACCATGTGCACCATCAACTGCATGGAACAAGAGATCAGAGGGATTAAAACATGCAGAGTTAATTTTAAACAAACTCCGGACACTATCGGACAGTATTGTGTGATAATATGGGATCATGAATACCTAGGGGAGCTGGCAATACCAGCTCCCCTTTCGCGTGGGAAGAATGCGGGGGAAAGGATGGCAGGGAATCCAAGATCGCAGAACGGTGCACTGCGGAGGAAGTACCGGCAGCGGATGAAGGCAGCAGGATGCGAGTGTGGCATCTGCCACGGAAGGCTGGGGCCTATCCACTACAACGAGCCGAGTGATGCAGCGCATCCGTTATCATTTGTGATAGATGAGATCAAGCCGGTAAGCAGATGGAAGGAGTTCGGATACAGATCGGCAAGAGCAGCTGCAGAAGATTGGAATAATCTGCAGGCAGCGCATTATTGCTGCAATGCTGCTAAAAGCAACAAGATCGGATTCGTTGTCGGGGGAGAGCGGATAGCACGAGTCATCCATACAAGCGGTGACTGGTGATTAATAAATATCATGCATATCGCAAACTCAGATGTTTTTAAGGGGAGGGGGAGTACCCCTCCGGCCCGCCGGAGGCAACCCCGCGCCGTCCAGCGCCGATTTACCCCCGAAGAGCCTCCTGCCGGCAGGGTGGTCAATAAACTGTAGTTTTTATTAATAATATATATATAAAAACAGGGATCACAAAAATGGCAAAAACCGACCTGGAATCGCGAAAAAATAAAGAGCGCAACCGGATCAAACGCCTCATGAAAGAGGCAGGAGCGGAAGAGTGGAAGATAAAATTATGCGAGCAAGTGATTGAAAACACAGCATGGATGAGCGTGAAGCTGGAGGATACGATTGCGGTGATCAAGAATTCTGAGATCGCAATATCCTATAACAACGGCGGAGGGCAAGCCGGGATAAGGCAGAATCCGCTATTTCTGGGATATGAATCGCTCTGGAAAGCATACATGACAGGGATGAACCAGATCATGAGCACAATAGATGTGAAAAAAGATACAAAGAGTACGGATCTCAGGCCAAAGACAGTGCTTTCGATCATCAGAGGAGAGCAGAAAAAAGCATGAACGGATCGCAGGAACCGAGAATCAGAATAGAACCGGACCGGAAGAGAACAGACGGACGAGACGCTGGAATCCTGATGAAAGAGTACAGCCAACAGTTAGACCCGTGGCAGCAGCTTGTCGTAGACTGCTGGCTAGGTGCAGACTTTTCCGGAAAGTACACAGTTGCGACGGCAGGCTTATCGGTTCCGCGGCAGAACGGTAAAAATTTCTGTCTGGAAGCGCGGGAGTTTTTCGGGCTTGTGATCAAAGGCGAAAAAATTCTGCACACTGCGCATCAGGTCAAGACAGAGAAAGAAAGCTTCCGGCGTCTTGCCGCGATGTTTACGAATGACAGGCATCCGGAAGTCGCCGAGGAAGTGGCACAGATACGGTATACGAACGGTGAAGAATCGATCTACCTGAAAAATGGTGGAGAGATACGGTATTCCGCCAGATCCCGCCAGTCGGCACGAGGATTTTCAGGGATTTCTCTGGTTGTCTACGACGAGGCGCAGGAACTGACAGACGATCAGATCGAGGCGATCACGGCTACGCTGTCAGCGTCAGAGACAGGGACAAGACAGGTGATCTATACTGGAACGCCGCCATATCCGAACTGTCCGGGCGAGGTATTCCGCAGGTTCAGGACGGCGTGCCTTTCGGATCCGGGACCGCATGATGCGTGGCATGAGTGGTCGATCGCCGCGGAATCCGTGGATGAGATAGATACCGGGAATCATGACATTTGGTTTATGACCAATCCTGCCATGGGGGCACGACTGTCAGAGGACTTTACGGACGAAGAGCGGAAAATGCTCAGTAAGGACGGATTTTGCCGGGAGCGGCTCGGATGGTGGTCACCGGTCCTGACAGAAAAGAAGGACAACGCGATTGATAAGGATGCATGGGAAGCATGCCGATCCAGTGTGGCAAAGCCGGAAGGGAAAACTGCATATGGTATAAAGTTCACGCCTGACGGATCGGAAGTTGTTTTATGCGGGGCTATTTGCCCGGAAAATGGGCCGGCAAGAATAGAAATTATACAGAGAAAGACTACAAACAGCGGAATACGATGGCTGGCAGACTGGCTGAACCAAAGATATACAAAAGCCTGCTGTGTTGTGATCGATGGCAGAAATGGAGTGGATATTCTTTGCGAGAGAATTGGAGATACTTGGAAAGCAAAGAACTCCGTAGTACGTCCATCAGCAAGGGATGTCATTGCTGCAGCGTCGCAGATGATTACAGAAATCAACGAAAAAACGGTCACATGGTACGCACCGCAGGAGGATCTGAATGACAGCGCAGTAGGATCAGTTAAACGTGCGATTGCCGGAGGATTTGGCTTTGGCGGGGATAATCCTGCGCCGATCGAGGCGGCAGCTCTGGCACTCTGGGGGTGCAGAAATTCAAAAAGAGATCCCAGCCGCAAAATGCGGATTGGATAAAAATCTGGTAAGGGGTTTGGATGCTGACATTAAACATCGGGATGGTGGAAGGACTGCCGGATAGCGAGCAGGCGCAATTGAATAAACTTGTGAAGATATACAATTACCATATGTCCCGCAATATCAGGAAACGCCGATACTATAACGGGAAAATCAGCTTAAGCGAAGTGAACCTTGGGATAGCGCTGCCGAGAAACATGGCAAAACTTGACATAGGGTGCAGCTGGGGTGCTAAGGCAGTGGATGTTTTGGCGGGACGGTCAATGTTCGATGGATTTGTGGCGGAGAACGGGCAAAGCGCTGACGCCATGACGCAGATAGTCAGACGTAATCGGCTTATTGCGGAGTATGCAAAGGCATGCCGGGACGAGCTTTTGTATGGATGCACATTCGGAGCACTATCCGGATCTCCCGACCATGCGGAAATCCGCTTCTATTCACCGCAATGTGCGGCAGGCGCTTGGAGCAGCGAAAAGGGAAGAATTGACAGCGGGATCGCATTTCAGGACACGCAGGAAGACGAAAGCAATTTAAACTGGTCGCCGATGTATATAAATCTATATACAGATACTGCTACATGGACACTGTCGCGGGAATCCGGGCACTGGAAAGCGGAAGAGTATCCGCATCAGTTCGGAAGGCCGTTGATGGAACCAATGATCTGGAATGCATCATCTGAAAAGCCGTTCGGGCAGTCCAGGATCAAGGGACCGGTCAGGAAACTGATACAGGGATATGTAAGAACGATTGCGAACGCCACCATCGGACTGGAATTTGCCACAAGCCCGCAGAAATATCTGCTGGGGGTGACGGACGAGCAATACGACGTGTTGATCAATAATAAATTCAAACAATACGTCGGTTCAATTTTGGCTGCAACAGGAAATCCGGAAACAGGGGCAAATCCTGTTTTTGGACAGCTGCAGCAGGGTAGCATTACGCCGCATACGGACATGCTGCGCATACTGGCAACGCAGTTTTCGGCTGCAACAGGCCTGACAGTAACAGACACAGGGGTTGTGAATGATGCAAACCCGACATCATCAGATGCGATTCTTGCGCAGTCTCAGACCCTTGTCATGCTGGCAGAACAGCTGAATACCGGCAACGGGGATAGTCTGTATCAGATCGCTCAGATGGCGCTGGCGATTGAGCGTGGAATTACGCCGGCCGAGCTTCCGGATGACGACAAGGGCATTGTAGCGCACTTCAGAAATCCTGCAATGCCATCGGTGGCAGTGACAGCAGATGCCGCTATCAAGATCGCGTCTGCCAGAACGGAATTTGCATCGACAGACACATTCTTAGAAATGATCGGTTTTGATCAGGCAGACATCAGGAGGATCAAAGCGCAGGAGCAGAGGGTAAGAGGACAACAGCTGCTGCAAAACCTATCTGAGGAGTCAAGTACGCAAGATGAAGCCGCGCCGGATACCTGAAATGAGCTGGCCGCAGCAGAACAGGCATAAATGAAGATTGCGAAAACAAAATGGGAAGCATATATCAGATCGTTGGAAGCCATCAATAGTAGGGCAGCAAATGAAATGGTCAACTATGCCGCTCAGCATGGAATTGAAGACAGAAAAGCGCTGATCGATTATGCGGCGGCCTTAACGACGAAGTATGGAGAAGGATCTGCTGAATTAGCGTGCGAAATGTACGATGCAATTGCAAAGCTGCAAAATGCACATGTTCCGGAGGCAGAGCCGGCAGAGATGCCGGACTATGGAGAGGTTGCAAAATCCGTAAACGGGACACTAAAACAGTCTCCGGAAGGGGAGTTGATTGGAGATGCGGTCGGCAGACTGGTCAAGCGTGCCGGGGCGGATACCATGCTGAAGAACGCAAAAAGGGATCATGCAGAGTTTGCATGGATTCCTTCAGGTGACGCTTGCGTATTTTGTCAAGTAATTGCATCCAGAGGATGGCAGCGTGCATCGAACAAAACAATCAAGGGAGACCATGCGGAGCATATCCACGCAAATTGTAATTGTGAGTTCGCGATCCGATTTACGCCGGAGCTGGATGTGGCCGGATATGAGCCAGAGAAGCTCCGGGAAGAATACGACAGCGCCGAGGGGAACACTCCGCAGGATAAGGTCAATTCCATGCGGCGGGCAAAGTACAACGCTGAAAAGGAACAGCAGGGGCAGCAGGCAATAGAGAACGCAATCGTAGAACAGTTGAATAATACGACTGGCTCTTCGGGACTAACTGATGCTATAATAAATAACCACGAAGGATTAGCTCTTTTCACTCCGGAAGGAATGAAGACGACCCTTGAGCAGACAGGATACGAGGTTAAGCCGCTCGGGCACGGAGGACTCAAAGGAGTCTCATTCGAAGACGGCGGCGGATACAGAATCAATTATGGCAGAGACGGGATTTTTCAGTATCACCCAGAGAAAGGATCGCACCATGGAGGGGCATACTGGAAAGTGAAAAACGGCGAGAAGGAGGCACGTTATGACATGGACGGAAATATCAAAAAACAGTGACGCGCTGAAGACCTCTCTCGAGGAAGCCCTGTCGCAACGATACAAGAGGTCGAGAGGCAAGAGCTTTATAAGCGATAGCGGCGACAAATTTGCATTGTTCACATTCAGCGATCCGGAAATCGCTGTGGGTATTGAATATAACGACGAGGATGACGGTGACCTGTTCTATCCATCGGATTATTCAGGCGTCGATCAGATGGCGCAGGACATGATCAAGGAGATAGAGGGGTGACATGGTAAGCGACGAAGTAAAAGCACTCCGGGAAATCCGGGACGAGATAAAGAATCTGACAAAGACGGTCAGTAAGCTATCGTTCGCGGTGACGAACAATATCACCACGGCGGAGCCGGAGGACGAGGAAGACGAGGACTCCGAAAATTAATAAATAATCATAATTCACTGAGAAGAAAGCATCGGGCAGACACCCGGTGCTTTTATTATGCCCGAAAGGAAAAACGACAATCATGGCATGTGAACAGGATGGAAGGAAAGGTTATGCCATGGAAATTGATCCAAAATACGTCGATGTGATTATCGACAGATGGGAAAAATTCACGGGAAATAAGGCGGTTAAGCTTGAGGGCTGACCGCTTTTATTTTGGCCACGCAGGCCATAACTGCGGATACGGCAACGCGGGCTGAAACCGCGGAAAACACTCACAGGAGGAAAGAATAGTGGCAGAAACACAGGGAAACAATGGAAGCGGAGAGAACCAGAACAAGACGTTTACGCAGGAGGAAGTGAACGCCATCATTGGTGAACGCCTTGCAAGACAGGCAGAAAAGTACGCCGATTATGAAGACCTAAAGACAAAGGCAGCGGAGTACGACAGGCAGCAGGAGGAAAGCAAAACCGAGCTCCAGAAAGCACAGGAGAAGTCCGCAAAGCTTCAGGCGAAAGTCGACAGCATGGAGAAAGCGGGGAAGATCAGGGATATCCGAGACAAAGTTTCCAAAGACACCGGAGTACCGGCGGAACTTCTTACCGGAGAGGACGAGGAGTCTTGCGTAAAGCAGGCAGACAATATTCTCAAATTTGCCAAGGGAAGCAAATACCCGGGAGTGAAGGAAGGAAAGGATGAAGGAAAGAGTAAGGGTTCATCCTCAGATTCAAATGGAGAGTTTAAGGAACTTGCCGAGCAGATTTTCGGCAGAAAGGACTAATAATGCCAGCACTTATTACATCGGATTTTCAGATTCCGAATAACATTGCAGCAGGAATTTTTAAGAAAGCGCAGACAGGATCTGCGATCGCGCTCCTTTCCGGAGCAAGGCCACAGAAATTTGGTCAGGAAACAAACTGGGTACTGACGGCTGCACCGAAAGCAGAAATTGTAGGAGAAGGATCCAAGAAATCTCCGACACCGACGACTTATGCGCCAAAGATCGTAAAACCGGTAAAGCTGCAGGTAACAATGCGGTTTTCACAGGAGGTGCAGTGGGCGGATGAAGACGTACAGATTGGCGTTCTGCAGGATCTTTCCGAGAATGCAGGAATTGCACTTGGAAGAGCACTTGACATCATCGGCATTCACAAACTGAATCCGCTTACCGGCACAGCGTCGCCCCTGCTCACGGAAGGCATCGCAGATTCTGGACAGAGTGCGACACTTGCAAATGATAAGTATGATGTTGCGGTTGAAGCGGCAGCAGGTCTTGTCATCGACGCCGGATATGCACCGACAGGCGTTGCGATGGATCCCGCATTATCGTTCGGCCTTGCAACCATGCGGGATTCGACAGGACGCAGGCTGTATCCGGAATTGGGGTATGGAACAGCCGTAACCAACTTTGAAGGAATGAGTGCCGCCGTATCTGATACAGTATCGGCGAAAAACGAAGCTGCACAGGTGACAAATATTCTCGGAGTTGTTGGGCAGTTCGACGCCTTCCGCTGGGGCGTTCAGAGAGAGGTTTCCGCGCATCTTATCGAGTATGGAGATCCGGACGGGCTTGGAGATCTGCAGAGAGCAAATCAGATTGCACTGCGCGCAGAGGTGGTTTATGGCGTCGGCATCATGGACCTGAAAGCATTTGCACTGATCAAGAAGAACGCAGCGTGAAGTATACATATCAAGGCATAGTTGTGGAGTCTGAGCGAAAGCTGGACTCCGCGCTGTTCCATCCGGCGGAAGCAGAAACGAAGCCGACTGTAGACACTGAAAAGAAGCCGGATGGGAAAAGGACCGCGGCAAAGCGGAGGAAGTCAGATGGCAGCTTACGCAACGTGTGAGGATGTTGGAAAAGGATACAGAGAACTGACAGAAGACGAACAGGAAAAAGCAGCAGCATTGCTGGAAGAGGCAGCAATCATTATAGATGCATATGCCTCACCTGCAGCAGGAAATGAAGCGAAAAAGGTAGTTTCCTGCCGGATGGTCCGAAGAGCGATGGGAGACGAAACGGGCTTACAGATCCCAATGGGAGCTTCGCAGGGAACAGTTTCAGGACTTGGATATTCTCAGTCGTTTACTTATGGAACCGGAGCATCCGGAGAGCTGTATCTTACGAAGCAGGATAAAAAACTGCTTGGAGTTAGCGCTCAGATCGGAAGCTATAGCCCAGTGGAGGATCTTAATGTTTAAAGGAATAACAGTCACACTCCATGTCAAATCGAAAATCGGCACGGATGATTTTGGTGCTGATTTATATGATGACAGTACGGTACGCGTAGATAATGTTCTTGTAGGGCAGCCGACGGAAACAGACGTAGTAACCGCAAATTACTTTGGAAAACATGTCACATATATGCTAGGCATTCCAAAAGGGGATGCACATGTGTGGCAGGATACGGAAGTAGAGTTCTTTGGCAAGAAGTTTAGAACAGTTGGAGAGCCGGTGCAGGGGATACCTGGAATGGTCCCGCTATCGTGGGATAGAAACGTGATGGTGGAGCTTTATGAGTAAAGTCAGGATTGAACTGAATGCGCAGGGTGTAAGGGAGCTGCTTAAAAGCGGAGAAGTTGCTGCAGAATGTGAAGAACAGGCAAAAGCGATTGCTGGAAGAGCCGGAGATGGGTACGAAATAGAACCGAGAAATTATCCGGAACGTTCCGGATACGCAGTGATTGCAGCGACAACGGAAGCACGTAAGGATAACCTCAAGAACAACACGTTATTGAAGGCGTTAGGCAAATGATTGAAAAAACGGTGATCAGGTATCTTCGAAAAAAGTTTTCGGAGGAAAAAGTCGGGTATGAGCCACCTAAAGGCATGACAGATCGATTTGTTACGGTAGAAAAAACAGGGTCACAGCAACTCACGCGAGGTCTTTACCAGTCAACAATAGCAGTGCAATCATGGGGAAAAAGCAAGCAGGAAGCTGCGGAACTGTCTGAACGAGTATGCACTGCCTTACGAGAAATACCGGACGAAGAAGACGAAGTGACAAGTGCTTATGGGGCAGACTACGATTTTACAGATACGACAACAAAAAAATATCGTTATCAGGCGGTTTTCACATTTACACACTATTGAAAAATAAGGAGGAAAAATGTCGAACGCGAACAATGTAACCACAGGAAAGCCCAAGGTCGGGGGAGCAATTCATCGGGCGCCACTGGGCACAGAATTGCCGACAGATGCCACGGGAGCTTTAAACGTAGCGTTTAAAGAAATGGGATATGTTTCGGAGGATGGCATCGCCAATGCCAACAGCCCGGATACGGAATCTATTAAGGCATGGGGCGGCGATACCGTGATGGTTGTACAGAAAGGAAAGGAAGATACATTTAAAGCAACATTTATTGAAGCTCTAAACACGGAAGTACTCAAAATGGTTTACGGCGACAAAAATGTTGAAGGCGATATCAGTACAGGCATTACGGTCAAGGCGAATGCGGAAGAGGCGGAATCATATGCTTATGTTATTGACATGATTCTTCGTAACAAAACGGTGAAGCGAATTGTAATTCCGAGTGCAAAAGTTTCTGAAATCGGGGATGTGACCTATTCTGACGGAGATGTCATCGGATATGAAACAACGCTGAATGCGTCCCCTGACAGTGCAGGGTATACACATTATGAATATATCAAGCAGCCGACAGTGTAAAGGAGAAACATGCTGAAAGGTAAAACGAAATCAGGTTTTGAGTTCGAGGTTGATGAAGCGGTTTTTGACGACTGGGAGCTTATAGAAGATCTTGAACAGAGCGGTGAAAACGCATATGCACAGATCAGGGCGGTAAAGCGCGTGCTTGGAAACGGAGAGCAGTATGCGAGAGCGAAGGAATTCTGTCGTGATGCAAGCGGACATGTAAAAAGCGACAAGATGATTCATATCCTTACGGATATCATTGAAGCAGTTAACGCAAAAAACTCCTGATCCTCGCTGCCATGCTGCATGAAGGCAGAGAGGAGCTGATCTGCGACATAGCGGAAACATATCATCTGTTTGACATGCATGTACAGCCCGCACGGAAGATTGCAATATTGGCAGCGGGGCTGCGGGAGAATTCGCGCATCCGCATGAAGATGGAGGGAAGAAGGCTGAGTGATACGGACAGCCTTCTTGCCCTTATTTTTGACAAGGCGAACTGGCTATGCTGGACGAAGACAAAAGACGCAGAGCATGGTCAGAACCGGCCTAAATCAATGTATCGGATCATGACGGAAGATACAAATACAGAAGGGTTCAATTCGCTGGAAGAATTCGAGAAGAGAAGAAAAGAACTGGCTGGAGAAAGCAATGAGTGACGGGACCACAATATCAAAAGCATACGTACAGATCCTTCCCACGACAAAAGGAATTGCGGGAGAACTTGGAAAAGTGATGGAAGGAGAAGGAGAGAAAGCTGGAGAGAGTGCCGGAAAAAAATTCACCTCTAAATTCTCTGATTCTCTGAAAAGTGCCGGAAGCAAAATAACATCAGCGAGCACGAAGATCACGGTCGGACTTGGAGCAGCATTCACAGGAGTTGCAGCAGCGTCTACGGCAGCATGGAAAGAAGTTGACGAGGCGATGGATACCATCACCATAAAGACCGGGGCATCCGGAGACGCTCTTGCAGACATGCAGAATAGGGCGCAGAATCTGGCAACTACAATTCCTATCAGCTTTCAGGAAGCCGGCGATGCCGTTGGAGAAGTAAATACGCGGTTTGGTTTGACAGGAGATGCACTTGAAGAGTTGTCAGGACAATTCGCTAAGTTTGCTTCACTGAATGGCACAGACGTCAGCGCGTCAATTGATGCAGTACAGACTTCAATGGCGGCTTTCGGCCTGCAATCAAAAGATGCAGGGAATATGCTGGATGTCCTAAATAAGGCAGGACAGGACACGGGCGTTAATGTAGTGCAGCTGGCGTCTGAACTTGCAGCAAATGCAGGAACGCTAAAAACATTCGGATACAATGCGTCAGATGCCGCGATGCTTCTTGCAAATCTGGGGAAAAATGGCGTAGATTCTGCATCTGCGATGATGGGATTGAAAAAGGTATACGCTGAATCGGTGAAGACAGGAAAACCGATGAACGATATCCTTTCAGAACTCACCGCAAAGCTTCAAAACTCGAAAACAGCGACAGAAGCAGCACAAGAAGCGGCTGAACTGTTTGGATCAAGAGCAGCTGCTTCGCTTATCCCTGCATTACAGGATGGTCGTCTTTCTTTTGACGCACTAGGCACATCTATTGACAGCTTTGCAGGGAATGTTTCCAGTACGTATAGCGAAACGCTAGATCCATTGGATCAGATGACTGTAAACATGAATCTGCTTAAGCAGGCTGGATCAGACCTTGTGAACGCAGCAGCACCGCTCATAACAGAGGGAATGACGGGAATCACACAGGCAATACAGACGGCGCAACCTGCTTTCCGTGAATTTTTATCAACATTTGCAGAAAACGGACAAACGATTGTTTCGTCAATTGCGCCAATGATGAATACGTCCTTCGCTACACTCGGATCTGTTGTAACAACTTTGACGACGGCGTGGAACGGATTATCTGATTCACAGCAGAAGCTTGTATTAAGGATGGCTGGCATTGGAATCGCCGCAGCGCCTGTTATAGCGATCGGCGGTAAAGCAGTATCAACAATTGGCACAGTGGTCGGTGCAGGTGGAAAACTTATCAGTGGAATCGGAGGACTTGTCGGAAAACTGGGATCTATAGGCAGCGGAGCAGGATCGGCTGTATCAGCAATATCTAATCTCGGTGGCGCAGCTGGCAGTGCATCCGCGCCAGTGTCAGCTGCGGGATCATCTATAGGCGCTCTATCCCAAAATGCTCTTGGTCTTGTTGCTGCCGGCGCCGGCATCCTTCTAGCATCTTCCGGAATCGCTCTGCTTGCCAAGTCGGCAATTGATCTTGCAGGTGCAGGACCCGGCGCAGCACTGGCAATGGCAGGACTGACAGCAGCTGTTGCAGGGATGGCAGTTGGAGCAGCGGCACTCGCGCCGGCATTGACTGCAGGTGCAGCAGGCCTTGTCGCTTTTGGTACCGGAATTACGCTTATCGGTGGCGGCATTTTCCTTGCAACATCCGGGGTAACGTTGCTTGCAGCACAGTTGCCGAACATCGCATCAAATGGAGGAATGGCAGCAGCTGCGCTTACGAAAATAGGTGCGGCCATGCTAAAAACATCGGCAGGATCCGCTGTTTTAGCAGCTGGATTCACAGCGATGCTTGTACCAGTAGCGGGGGCAGCGGTAACGATTGGCGGAGCGGATTTAGCGATTGCAGGATTAACGGTCACGATATCAACCGCAGCGGCAGGAGCAGGACTCCTTGGCGCCGCAATGAAAACAGTGGCATCATCTGTAACAACGATATCTTCCAGTGCATCGGAAGCAGGACGTTCCATGCAGATGATGGTAACAAGTGTAGGCGTCGTCAACACGGCTGTTGATGGGCTGAAAACAAAGCTGGCCCAGATCGGGGAGGCAATTGGTTCTGCATTTATACAGTCGGCGCCGACAGCGGCGGCTGGCGCTAAGATGCTGTCAGACACAGCTATCGCCGCAGCAGTGGCATCCATTGCCGACGGCGGGCTGAGAATTAACACGACATGGTCCAATGACCTGATGCAGATGAATATTACGGGACGAACCAGCCTTGCCGAGAT